AGTTTCTTAGAAGTGGCACGTAAGATGCCATCTTTCCAAGAAATATATTTTACACCAGATGATATTGTCCGTAGTAGTTTAGTAAAACAATGGATTGTAGCATGTGAAGAACTAGGTTATTAATATGTTTAATTATTGCCCGCCAAAACAATTACCAGATTTAAAATCGCAAACATTTCCTGACGGAAAGCGATATTACGTTACTCCGGCCGGAAGCAAATTACCTTCTGTTACCACTGTCATTGGTGCTCAGAAGAAGGCTTCAATTATGGCTTGGCGTAAACGGGTTGGTGAAGAAGCGGCAAACAAAATCTCAAGACAGGCAACGTCCCGTGGTACAAATGTTCATACATTGTGTGAAAGATACCTAAATAATGATAAATTAGGTGATATTATGCCGGACGCTAAAGAAATGTTTGTTTCTTTGGTACCGTTATTAGATAGAATTGATAACATTCATTATCAAGAACAGGCCTTGTGGTCTGAACAATTGGGATTAGCAGGTCGTGTTGATTGTATTGGTGAGTTTGATGGTGTTTTATCTGTTATAGATTTTAAAACATCTAAAAGAATCAAACAACGTGATGATATTTTGGATTATTTTTGGCAAGAAACAGCATATTCATTGATGTATGAGGAATTGGTTGGTGAACCTATTAACCAACTGGTGACTATTATGGCGATTGATAATGAACCACCTGCTTTGTTTATCGAAACTACAGAAAATCATATTGATGGTTTGGTTAAAGCAATACAATTTTATAAAGAACAAGTAAGGACTTAAACATGACATTACCTGCCTCAGGTGCAATATCGTTTAACAACATTAACGTAGAGTTGCTTAATCCTGGCACAACAACAGCCAGTTTAGGCCAAGCTTCTTATCGTACTCTTGCTGGAGTTGCGTCTGGTGCAATTTCAATGTCAAACTTCTATGGAAAATCTAATCGAAGAACAGCATCATACGTATATTCATCTCCCGCTTCAAATCAAACATTAAACATAACTACTCTGTCTGGATATATCGCAGGATTAAGCTGTATAACAATTACTGTTAATCCTGGTGTCTATGTTTATTCAACATCAACATCAACACCAGCTTTGGCCATAACAGGTGGAACACCAGGAGATAATGTCAGATTGGTAAATAATGGTTATATAATGGGACAAGGTGGTACTGGTGCTGACGGCGGTTATAACACATATACTCCATATGAAGGTCCATATCCTGGTGGTCCTGCAATAAGTTTGTCATACCCAGTAACTATTGACAATACAAATGGATCAGCATATATTGGCGGCGGTGGCGGCGGTGGTGCTTACGGATACACATACTATGAAGCAACATCAGATAGTCCTGCTTCTTTTGATTCATACGGCGGTGGCGGTGGTGCTGGCGGAGGATCTACTAATACTAAGTATGCTGAGTTTGTTCTTTACAATGGCTGTTGTTTGGTCTATCAATATGAATATTATCCTGGAGCTGCTGGTGGTTATATCGGCCAAGCAGGTGCAACACCAGGTGTATCAAGTTATGGAGACTTTACTTCTAAAAATGGGGGTGGCGGCGGTAGAATATTTCCTGGTGTTGGTGGATTAGGTGGCGGCGGTTATCTAAGTGACGGGGTAAGAGACACACGTGGTCACGGTGGCGGCGCAGGTGGCGGAGGAGCAGCAGCATGTAATGTATATTTTTATGGCGGAGACAATACCGGTGATGGAGGATCAGCCAATAATCCAGGCAATCCGTCTTATAGCTGGTACTATCGTGGTGGTTACAGAATTGCCAGCACAATCAATGGCGGCGGTGGCGGTGGTTGGGGTGCTTCTGGTGGACCATCATATGCAGGACATGGCGCTGGCGGCAAAGCAGTTGTGTTAAACGGCAAATCAGTAACTTGGGTTAGTGGAGACACTACAAGAGTTTGGGGAGGAGTGTCATGACAACTAGTTACTTAGTTAAAAGTGTTGCGGATATTGAAGCATATCTATTTGTTCCAGATGATGTTACAAAAGAAAAACAACAGGTTATGAAGCTCCCAAATACGGTTTGGGTTGTTGGTGACATTGAAGCGGCTAATGAACAACTTAAAATAACACAGCAAAAATACAAAGATAGTGATATGTGGAAACTTCATTTGTCGCAAACTAAACTTGTGTCTGTAAATGAAGATGGTGATGAAACATGGGAAGCTTGTGACATAACTAAAGAACCTCCAAATATACATGTTGCATATAATCTTTTTTGTGATGTAGATGCAACACACACCCGTGTCATAGGCACAGAAGCTGCACTTCAACTTTTAGAAGAACATGGACAACATGTTTTGGCATATGCAGGAGTCGATGCAGTTATTGAGTTTTCATTTAATGAACTTGGTAAACCTGCTTTAATAGATCCGTCAGATGTACCTTTTTTACCCACACCAAGTAACACATAAAATTTTTTATTGAATCAAAATTGAAAGTATATTATGAATAAAGAAGTTAATGAAGTTGAATCAGCTGACTCAATTAAGATAGAAAATTTATCTTTCTTTGCATGTCCTGTTTTTAAAATAAGTATGCCAGATTACATAGACGTTGTAAAAGAAGTTGGTGAAGAATCTTTGCAAGAAATAATAAAACATATACCTGAACTTGCTGATGTTAATGAAATTTATCCTACAAGACAATCGGGAACTTTTCACAATCATCAAAAATTACAACAATTCTCGCAAGATGTAATACAGATTTCTTGGGAAGTTTTACATGCTCAAGGATATGATATGCAAAGATTTACCACAATGTATGAGGCAATGTGGTTACAAGAACATCATAAAATGTCTGGAATGGAACAACACGTACACAAAGGAGGTATATACCTTGTAGGTTTTTACTTTTTAGATGTACCAAAAAATAGTTCTCGATTAATATTCCATGATCCAAGACCAGGTAAAGTACAAATGGATTTACCTCAAGCCAATGTAAGAGAAGTTACATTGTCATCGGACACAGTAAATATTGAACCTAGTCCAGGTGATTTATTTTTTGCGCCAGCATGGTTACCACATTCATTTTCACGACATGGCAGTGATGAAGTTTTAAAATTTGTACATATCAATATTGCTGTACAAAATACACCTCAAATAGATCAAGAAGAACAAATTTCTAATGACGGACCTATTGTAATATAATGAACAAATATTTGATTAGATATAATAAAAGCAAAGGAATGCCAGGTCGAGGCACTGTAGACCATGTTTGGCGTGTATTTGAAAATGGAAAAGAATTTTTATTCAAGAATATAAAGATTAATGTGCCATCTCATAGTGAACAATCAGGTGAAGATTGGAATATTTCTTGTGATGGTATTATGACTATAGATAAAACAACATCTACTGCAATAATCAATTCAACAATTCAAAAAGAAAATATAAAATTAAATAATAAAATAAGTAACTTTAGTGTCCAAAAAATATTATATCCAATTTCTCCATATAATAGTCCTGGAAAAGAATATGCTTGTTACTGGGAAGACTTTTTAACTGATGATGATTTAAATTATATTTTATCTCGACCGGAATGGTTAACATCTGAAAATGCGGGTGTTGGTGTGCAAGGCAAAGTAGCTGTAGAAGAACAAATAAGAAGAACTAATATTTCGTGGATGTATCCTGATGAAAATAACACACACATTTGGGATAAGATTAGCACGGCTATATCAATTGCAAATAGTAGATATTTCAATTATGATTTAACTGGATGTTATGAACCAGCTCAACTAGGTGCATATAGTTTTAGCGAAAAACAATTTTATGATTGGCACTGTGACCAAAGCCCCAGTAATACAGGTGTTTTTAGAAAACTATCTATGTCAATATTATTAAATGATCCCTCTGAATTTGAAGGCGGTGAATTTCAAACCAAATATAATGGTGATAAAATTATACCACTTGAACAAAAAAAAGGTAGAGCGTGGTTTTTTCCATCATGGATGTTACATAGAGTGACGCCTGTAACCAAAGGCATAAGACGTTCTTTGGTATTGTGGGTAGGTGGTCCAGCTTTTAAATAGTTGACATTCTAAATAATTTAATGTATAATGTGAGTTATTGCTGTATGAAGCAAAGAGAAAAGTGTTCTGGACGGGGGTGCGAATCCCCCCAGGTCCACCATAAGCACATAGTTGTCCTAGATGAAAGAAACCTCTTAGGGCTCTAGTGGGGATTGTGTGCTTTTGATGGGCCTGCATAGTTTCGACAGGGCAAATAGTAACAGAGTGGACAGCACGGTAGGCGATGACCGTAAATCAAGCAAAAAAACGTAAATGCAAACGACAGCTCTTATGAGTACGCATTAGCAGCCTAAACGCCGCTTAGGGTTTCGGTTGGTTTCCTCGTAACAGAATAACCAACCATTTTATTAACTTTAGGAGTTTTATTTTGAAGAAAATCGCAATCGCAAGTTTAATTGTTATCGCCGCAGCTGCACAAGCCGGTGATTTCGTTTCATATAGTGTTGACCAAGTTACCGATAAGGTATCTAGCAAGCAAAGTATTGCACAATATGTACGTGCTGGTACTACATTAGGTGGTTTTGATGTTGGTTTGCAAAACCGAAATGCTCGTACTAACGATAATCAATCTATGTTCAATAGCTTGGAACTTACCGCAGGTAAAACAGTTTTTGGTATCAATCCATTCGTTGGCGTTGGTTTTGATAATGGCGGTGACGGTGCAAAGCCATATGAGTATGGTCTAGTTGGTGTGAATGCTGGTGTTAAGGTTGGTCCTGGTTATGCCATGGCTGGTGTTAAGACCCGTGTAAATTGGGACAGTGCAAATCCAAAACAAACAGTTGCATTTGCTAGCTATAACATGCCAGTCATCAGCAAAGTATCTGTTGGTTTGAGTGCAAGTCAAAGTTATCAAGACATTCAAGAACGTGCAGTAGGAATCACAGTTTCCTTAGGATTCTAAATAGTACATGGGTTATGGGTTCCCAATAAAAACCCCACACACTTTACACAACACAAGGAGAAAATTATGTCGAATATGACCCCATTTGAAATTCGTTTAGAGTTATTGAAAATGTCGAGAGACATGTTATATGATGATTATCACGCACAAAGCAACCGCCTTCAACAAGAATGGCACGTTGAGTGTGATACTGCAAAGGCCAAGGGTGAAACGCCACCCAAATATCCGGCTTTGCCAACAATCCCCTCAGAATCAGACATTATCAGCAAGGCCGCAACCTTGAATGGTTTTGTGTCTAATATTTCCACGGCACCTGAAGTCAAGGTCACCAGAAAAACTACCTGAGGGTTAGGGGAATTATCCCCCTTTACACACAAGGAGAACAAATGAAGTTGTCAAAAACTTTATTGATTATAATTGCCTCGTTATGTATACCTATATCAGCCAAACAGTATGAACCAACAATCAAAGAACAGGTTGGTGCAGACATTAATAAACAAATTATTTGTATTGCTAAAAACATTTACTATGAAGCAGCACACGAATCACATGAAGGAAAATTGGCTGTTGCACAAATTACAATTAATCGGGCAAATAGTCAAAAGTATCCATCTGATTTTTGTGGAGTTGTTTATCAAAAAACTGGTTCAACTTGCCAATTTACATGGACTTGTGAGAATGTGGGTCCAGTTAGAGATTTTTATGCATGGGAAGAATGTTTATACATTGCTAAACGGGCAATATCAGAATCAGTATTACATAGAGAGCTTGCCAAAACAAAGGCAATGTTCTACCATGCTGTGTATGTCCATCCAGGTTGGACCAATATCAAAGTAGTTAAGACAATTGGCAACCACATTTTTTATACAAAGGAAAACCGTGCCTACGAAAACCGAAATAAATGATTTCAGTGAAATGATTTCTAAATTATCATATACCTTGAGTGTCACACACATGGACGCAATCATACACCATTGTGAACAAACTGGCATGGAGGTTGATGTTGCATCATTGTTAATCTCTAATGCTTTGAAGGCCAAAATTCGTGAAGAAGCCCAAGAATTAAATCTATTAAAGAAAAGTTCTAAATTGCCAATATGATTTTCTCGCTTGAAGAAGGTTCGGGTTTCTCGGCCTTCGCTTTATATAATGCCATTAAACTTCATTTTATTACTGATAGTTACGATTATTTTAAGTATCACGGTAAAACCAGCGTTACCAGAGATAACTTTGCCACTAGAAAAGACAAGTATACTTTCTATAAGTTATCCCGCAAATTCAAACTGGAAGACTTAAAGAATTACTATGTGTCAAATTTTCTTGTTACCGAATCTAATTGGATTGGTGAGATTGTTAATTTGGAAGGTGAAGAAACCTATAAAAAATGGCAAAAAAGAAGTCAGAGCTTGACATATCAGTTTGAACAAGATATAATAGGTCTACTTAACGCAACACAATCACCAAATGAAATGTTGGTAGTTGAAGATGGACAATATCCATTGTTGTTGAAAGAAATGACTTATGGTAATATTAATATTGAAACGGTGTGTATACTTAATGATATTATGAATTTCTTGCCTATGTGGTCTAAAAAAATAACAGATGATGTTGTTTGGCCCACATGGAAAAGAAGAATTGAAAAATACACACCGTTCATTAACTATAATAAAGATAAATTAAAATTGATATTAAAAGAAAGTTTAAAAGAACATGTTTCTGTTTAAAAAAGAAAAGATAGTATTGACAGCATACACGGATGATCCAACATTGTTGGAAATGTTTCCAATTGTTGAAGCAAGTAAAAATTATCCAGCATACTACAAAACATTGGCATCAAAATATCAAAGAGATAGTAAGAAAAAAAGTCCATATGTTGATAATGCTCCGGAGAAACAATCAACTATTCGTTCTTGTTATGGTATCAATAATTTCAATAATCATGGTTTCATTCTTCCTATGTGGGCAGATTATTCTGTGGTGATGCATGATGGTGATGCTCATGCTGTTGGTGTAAATGAAAACCGAGTTTCTTACCATGATGCCAACCAGTCTATGGGAGCATTGGACTTATATCATGTATTCAAATTGGAATCTCCGTGGGAATTTACTTGCAACAGAGATATCAGATTTCTTATGATGCAGAATATTTTTGCTGTGAATTCGGATTGTTATTCAATCACACCTGGTATCACAGATTTTTACAATCAGACAACCACAAATATATTTTTGATGGCAAATAAGAACCAAAGTAACAAAGAGATATTGATTCGGGCTGGAAGTCCTCTTGCAAAATTTATACCATTGACTGATGAAGATGTTGAATTAAAATTTGAGGTGGTTGAAGATGTTAAAAAAGTTAAAGTCAAACCATTCAGATATTTCTTTCATAATGGTTTAACCAAAATGATGAGAGCCAAAAAATTGACTGCTGAGAAAAAAGAGGCTAAATGCCCATTTCATTGGAAATAATATGAATAAAACTAAAATTAATTGCATCTATCTTGATATGGATGGCGTCATTGCAGATTTCGAAAAGAGATATTTGGAACTATATGGTGTAACACCAGACAGTACCAGAAACAAGAAAGAATTTGGCGGTTTCTTTGACAAGTTTATTGAGGGTAATAACTTTGCAACACTGGAACTGATGCCTGATGCAATACAGTTAGTGATGGCCTTGCGGAATGCATTGCCGCCAACTCAAATTCTATCCTCCACAGCCAATCCTAATAGACATGAAGCAATCTCTAAACAAAAGATTGCATGGTTGGAAACACATGGAATTGATTTTGATCGTAACTTGGTTCCAGGTAAAGAACTAAAGAAAAAATATGCAAGAACAGATACGTTAATCATTGATGATACCGAAAGTATTATTGATGATTGGCGTGCTGCAGGTGGTGTGGCAATCTTACACAAGAATGTTCAAGACACCTTGGTACAGTTGAAGTTTATACTTGACGGTGCCTAAATAATATTATATAATGCATCATGTGGACAATCCGTTAATAATCCGTTTATATTCCGTTTATACTAGAAAGGTAAATTATGGTAGATTTTTCAAATCTTAAAAAGAGTTCAGGCAACCTGGACAAATTGAAATCAAAAGTGGCAGAGCTCAACGCCTCCACAGAAGGTAAATCCGACAAAGAAAATTTCTGGCGACCAGAAGTAGACAAAGCTGGCAACGGCATGGCTACGATTCGTTTTCTACCCGCAGCAGCAGTTGATGGTGAAGATGGTCTTCCTTGGGCTAAGATTTTCGAGCATGGATTCCAAGGTCCTGGTGGTTGGTTAATCGACAAATGTTTGACAACCAAGAACCAACAATGTCCTGTGTGTGAACACAACAACAAATTGTGGAACTCAGGCATTGAAGCCAACAAGGACATTGTACGCAAACAAAAGCGTAAACTATCCTATATCGCAAACGTGTATATCGTTTCTGATCCTAAACATCCAGAAAATGAAGGACAAGTTAAATTGTTCAAGTTCGGTGCTAAGATTTTTGAAAAGGTTACAGAGGCAATGAATCCTCAGTTTGAAGATGAGACACCAATCAATCCGTTTGATTTGTGGAAAGGTGCTAACTTTAAGTTGAAGATTACTAAAGTTGCAGGTTATCAAAACTATGATAAGTCTGAATTTATGGCACCATCTGCATTGTTGGATGACGATGAAAAGTTGGAAAAAATTTGGAAGTCTGAATTCTCATTGAGTGAGTTGACAGCTGACAAAGAATTCAAATCTTATGATATGTTGAAAACACGTTTAGATAAAGTACTTGGTTTGAATGATGATGGTGATGCTCCAAGAGCACGTACCACTGTTGAACAAGCTAAGTTTACACCTAAAAAACCTGTTGAAGTTGATATTGCATCAAGTGACGATGATGATATGGCATACTTCAGCAAGTTGGCTGAATCAGATTAAACAATCCCTCGCCGTGTGACTAACCCCGCCTTGTGCGGGGTTTTTTGTTTATACTAATCGTGTGGCATCCTGTATCAAACGCATAAATGTTGGTTCATCATTGCGTACTGATATCTGATTAGGTTTCAATCCACTTCCTTGCTGTTTGTTTGACACATTGGTTGTATTGTTCACAACCGATTTGGCCGCAGTAGTGGAATTTGTATTTGTCAAATTAAGATCAATGTTATTATTTGTTAGATTTGATACTGGCGCAGAACTTGGTGCTGGTGCAGAAGGCGTTGCCGATGATGGTGTCACCAATCGTGGATCGTCCTGCATTGTTGGACGCAGATTTGGTGTTGTACCATCAGACTGTGGATTTGTAGGTACTTGTGGAACAGCCTCCTGTTTTTTCTTAACAGGTTCCGCTTTTGAACCAGAAGGTATTATACCATACTTCTCAAATTCATCTAAATCATTTTTCGGTATTTTTGCTTCATTTCTTAAATAATCCCCAGCAGCTGAACGACTATAAAGTGCAGCTGTTCGTGTCAAGAATGGCGCATCATCCATATATTTTCTATATTTCGTAAGCGATTTTTCATAGTTTGCTGCATCTTCTTCTGATTTGGGAGAATTTAATACAGCTGCAGCTAATGCAGTATCACTACCAACGTCTGATTGTAAGGCTTGACGTTGTTCAGGACTCATATTAGACAAAACATTTGCGGCACCATAAGTTATTGCGGCACCAGCAACAGCAACACCAGCAACAGTTAAACCACCAGATGCAGCTGCGGATCCAAGAGCGCTTAATCCAAATTTACCGGCACTAATTAATGCTCTCGCTATCGGCATACCAATTTTTTCAGCCAATTTGATTATTGTATCTTTCATCAAACCAATTATATTGGCCAAGCCTTTTAATTTTTCCATTATATCGTCAAGGAATGAATTTCCTTTTACCGGTTCTGCTGTACCGGAACCAGAATTGATTTGTTTCATTAATTTCTGTAATGTTTTAATCAATTCTTTATGACGATTATCTTTTTCCATAGCAATTTCTTCAGAAGAATTTTTATTCAATTCTTTTAATCTAACATCTTCTTCTCGGTTATTTTTTAGAAATGAAAATATTTTTGACAATTGTTCATTGATACCTTCTGAATCACCATTACCAGGAAGTTTTTTTAATTTGTCTGCTGT